GGCCTCGATGATGTCCGCCCAGGCCTGGGCGCAATCGGCGCCGGCGGTCGGCGGCGCGGCAAACAAGTCGAGCAGCGAGCTTTGCAGGCCTGCGGTGTCGAGCGGCATGGGCGGTTCAAATTCTGGGCGAATTGTTCACGTTTCGCGTGAAACGTTCACGGTCGGGGGCCGAGCGTTCAAGTACCCGGGATCGGCGGACCCGTCGGCCCGAAGGGCGAGGCGTGGGTATGGGTGCCGGCGCCGAACGTGCCGAGCGGGGTTGTCGCGGTCACGTTGCCCGCGGCATCGACCGCGATTCCACCGAGGGCGTTACTGACCTCGATCGCCCCGTCCGCGCCGAGCTCGGCCGAGGCGCCCGGCGAGGTGAGCGAGATCGCGCCGTCCGCGCCGAGCTCGACGCTGCTGCCCGCGAGCACGCTGCGCACGAGGATCGAGCCGTCGCCCTTGCTCCAGATCTCGCCCACGATCGAGCCGTCGGGCGCGCGCGCGTACGTGCGATGCTCGCCGCCGGCGGCGAGGCCCGTATTGTTCGGATCCTGGTAGCCGATCGCCTGGGCGGTGCCTGCCCCGAGATCGTCGCCCAGGTACGCCACATCACCGGCGAGCGGCACCGCATCCGTGCCCGGCGGCGCGAAGTGGAAATGCGTGGCTGCATCGTTGTCGCCCGGATCGCATTTCACCTCGGGCGTGGGCGTGCCCTGATCGCTCGAGCGGAGGAACTCGACGACGGTTGCTAGGAATCCCATGGTAGTGTTTTCGGTTGCGTGCCACCGAACGAGCCGGGGAGAACGAGCTCGAGCGTTGCGCTCTCGACGTCGCCGCGTTGCTTGAAACGGATCGACCGGATCAGCAGCTCGGTTTCCGTGTAGATCATTGCGCCCGGCGCGGTGATCATCAGCGTCGTATTCGGCGCCCACAATTTGCCGGACGGATCGCGCCAGCTCGGGAGATCCTCGACGGTGTATGTCGCCGCGCTCGCCACCATTCGCCCGATCATTGCCGCCGTCGCGCGCGGCACGTCCGCGGATCCGGTGTCGCCCACGCTGACGCAATGATGCCGCGGAAAGATTGGCCGATAGAGCTTGTTAAATTGGGTGTACTTGGATCCGTGCTGCGTTCCCGCGCGTTTGCAGGCGCGCCCCGTAATGTGGGAAAACCAGCGGCTCGGCTGGAATTGCGCGGCGACTCGCCCGATCGGCTGCCCGTCGAGGCGAGCCACCGGCGATCCCGTCGCGCCCTCTCTGCGAAAGAACAGGTCGCCGCTCGCGGTGTCGGTCACCACAAAGCCCCGCTGGAGCGCGAGCTCGGCGAGGAACCCGTGCAATTCCTGATCGGCCTCGCACTTGACGCGGCTGAACTTTGCCCCCGGCGAGCCCTCGATGTTGACGACCAGCGCGAGCGAGGAGCCCGCGACGCGCATTGCAATTTGCTTCAGATCAACGCCGTTGAATTCGAGCGGCAAGATCTCGGGCTGCGCGCAGATCTCGGTGAGCCAATAGGCCGTTGAATACGCGGTCACCCCGACGGATGCTTGCGTCGCATCGACGTTCGGCGAAACGTCTTGGACGTGCCCGGTTAGAAACAGCTCGTCGCCGATCGATACCGTGACCTCCGGAAACGTCAGCGGCTCGAATGCCTCGCGCAAGTCCTGCCGTTCCGGATCCCACGGTCCGGTCAGCGACGCACAGCGGTAACTATCGATGCCGATCGAGAGATCGATTTCCGACCATTCGCCGAACCGGCGCCCGTCCGCGTACTTGACCGCGACCGCTTCAGGCATAGTAGACAACGCGCCGCCCTCGCGGCAGCTCGATGATCCCGGATCCGGTGAGCTTGTTCGTGCTGATCAGAAAGTCGAGGCGATCGTCGATCGAGCCGTAGATCTCCGCCGAAAGCTCGATGATGTTGCGCGGGCGGTCGAGCACGATCGCCCGCTCGGGCACGAGCGAGAAACTGATTTCCACGAGATAGCCGACCGCGAGCGCGGTCGTTTCCTGCAAAGCCTGGTAGCCCTCGCCCTGATCGATCTGTTCCTGATCGTCGTAGCGCTGATCGCTCCAGGTCGCGAGCGCCTCGGCTTGCGCGATGATCGCCTCCGCTGCGGCGATCGCCTCGGGCTTGGCCGCAAACGTGTTCTCGTTTACCGAGCTCACACTCCCTTGCACCGCAGCGGATCCGAGCAGACTCGCGATCTGGAAATCGTTCTGCCGCCGCACGCGCAGCGCGGGAATGATCGAAACGTCCGCGGGCGAGCTCGCCGAGCTCGCCACCATTCGATCGAGTAGGTTCGCATAGGCCTCGAGCCGGGACGCGATGCCCGCGAGCGCGCGCGACGGTAGGGTCGTTAGGTTGACCAGCTGCCGCGCGAGTAACAACGGCTGCCCGATCAGCACATCGAGCCCGAAATTGATCTCGCTTTGCAGCTGCCGAAACTCGCGATTGACGGAGTCAGTCACGGCAGCCACGCGCGCGAGCGAGGCTTGCACGTTCCTTAGCCCCTGCCGCACCGAGAGCTTTGCCGCGGATCGGCGCGCCTCGGTCTGCAGTTTCATCGCCTTTGAGAATTGCTGCGAAAGTTTCTCGGTCGACTTGCCGAGCGACTGGACCAGCTGCCCCTTTGCATTGAACCCGCTCGACGGATAGATCGCGCCGACCGTGCTCCAGAACGTCACCTCGATGATCGTCTGATTCGCGCCGCTCACTAGATCATCGCGGCGCGTTATCGTGCCGTAGGGAACGACGTTCCGTTTCCCATAGAGCGGATGCTCGAGCGTTCCTTGTCCGCGCTCGAGGAGCAGCGCCTCGAACGCGCTGGCCTCGGCATCGCACTCGGCGCCCGCGAAAATGCAGCGGAGCGGAAACCGCCGCTCGCTTTGCCCGTTGTCTTGCACGTAAGTGCCATCGACGCCGGGAAACATGAACGTTGCAGATCGCTTGTCGACCTCGCTCGAAACATCCTCATACACGAACGTTTGCCGCGTCCCGCCGGGCGAGGTGTATGCCGCCTCCGCGAGGCGATCGCTCCAGCTCACCGCGCCCCCCGGTTCAAAATGCCCCCGACGGTTGCACGCGCAGCGGCACCGAGCTCGGCTTGCTCTGCACCGTCGCCCTCGCGCCGGGCGCCGGCGCGACCGTGATCTGACCGCTGACGCTGGCCGTTGCGCTCGCCTCCGCGGCCTCGGCCGCGGCGCGCGCCTGCGGTGAGACGACCTGGGCGCGGTCGCGTTCCTCGCGATCCTTGCGCGCCTTTTCATTCATGGCCGCATCGTGCGCCGCGAACGGATCGAAGGTTCCCATCTCGACCATTTTGCCGACGGTTCCCATGATGCCGCCCGATCCCGAGAGCGATTTGTCGAGCTGCTGCCACTGGTCCCATGCAGCTTTCAAGGCGAGCACCGCGGCGAGCGCGGCGCCGAGCGTCAGAACGAATGGCGCCAGCGCGGCAGCCTGAGCGGCAATGGCGGGAACGGTCGCGAGGGTCGCCGCGCGGAATGCACCGAGGGCGCCGGACGTCACCCCGAGCACGCCGGAGTAAACGGCCTGCGCCGCGCTCGCGACGAGTGTTGCGGCCCTCGATGCGAGCGCGGCGATCTTGGATGCGACCTCGGCCAGCGTCAGGCCGCGGAGGCCCGTAGCGCTCGCGCCGACAACGGCCGTATACGCAGCTTGCGCCGTCGTTGCAACGGCCGTCGCCGCGCGCGAGGCGAGCGCCGCGACGCGCCCCGCGATGCTCGCGACCGTGAATTGCATCATGCCGACCCGACCGACCGAAAGCGCGGCGTTGTACAACCAGGTCGCGGCCGTGACCGCGACCGTCGCAACGCGCGAGGCGACCTGCGCCCCCTTGAGGGCGAGCGTTTGCATCCAGGCCAGATTGACCGAAACGCTGCTCGCCTTGACGGCTGCGTTCCACAACCAGGTCGCGCCGGCGGCGAGTTTCGTCGCGACCTCGTACGCCAGGATCGCGACGTTGATCGCCTTGACCGCAGCGGCGAAAATCAGGAACCCGCCGAACGCCTTTGCGAGGCGCACCGTCCATTCCCAAATCTTGGGTAGGTTGTCGCGGAGCGCGGCGATCCACTCCGCGGCGTTCGACTTGATGAGCTCGCGGTTCGCGGTGACCCAGTCGCTCGTCGCCTTGATGATGT